GAAGGCTGCCAGACCCTGCCGCCCGCCCAGTGGCCCGCCTTCATCTCCCTCGTTGAGTCCGAGATGAAAAGGAACAACGCCAAAACCGTCAGCTATGTCCTGACCCATCCCCGCAAAGACATCTCCTAACCCTTTCACTTTCACCCTCACTCCTCACTTCCTCTTATGGCCAAAACAATTCCCCAACTCACCGACGCCACAACAGTCGGAGCGTCCGACGAAATGATTATCCAGCAGTCCGGCATCACTAAGCGGGCTACAATCAACGAGCTGAAAACACAGGTCGCCGCTCTTGGCGCCAACGACATCACCGTCAGCGGAGCTGATCGCTCAATCACCAACACTGGCAATTTTGCATTGGCATTTGGGACGAACAATACGGAGCGAGCAAGAATTACCAGCGGTGGCAGCCTTTTGGTCGGCGTTACAAGCGTCCCAACAGACGGAACAGTCAACGGCACGGCGATTGAGGCACAGTATGCCGGTGATAAATGCTCAATCATCTCGGCTGAAGATATAAGTTCAACCAGCTATCGCGCGGTGTTTCTTAATTCAAACGGACTAGTCGGCACGATAGTCACTTCTGGATCAAGCACATCGTTTAACACATCGTCCGACTACCGATTAAAACACGATGTCCAACCAATGACCGGCGCTTTGGCCAAGGTCGCACAACTGAATCCAGTTACCTTCAAATGGAACGCCGACAATAGCTCTGGGCAGGGTTTTATCGCCCACGAACTGCAAGCTGTCGTTCCAGAGTGCGTCTCTGGGGAAAAAGATGCAGTCAATGCAGACGGTTCCATAAAAGCGCAAGGTGTAGACGCAAGTTTTCTGATCGCCACTTTGGTCGCGGCGATTCAAGAGCTGGCCGCCAAAGTCGAAGCATTGGAGAACGCTAACGCCTAATGCCACTTGAAAGTCCAGTGCAGCGCGATGGTGACGCCGGTTTTGTCGGCTACGCTTCGCGCTTGAATCCGATCACGCTTCCAGCCGGTGTGCTGCAAGCCTCGGAGAACATGCGCTTGGACCGCGGCGTGGCGAGCACTCGGCGTGGCGCCAAGCGGATGGCCAGCGGCGTGGCACCGGCCAACTCTCCGCTGACCGTGCCGTTCAACTTGGCGGTGGTTGAGGGCATCAACGATCCGGTGGTCAAGTCCGTCTACGATGGCGGCGTATTCGCCTCGGCGGTTGTCCGCTCGCCGGATGCGGTAAACAGCTTTGAGCTGGTGGTGCTCGCCGCGCCCGCAGAAGCCTACCTCCAAATCTTTGACGATGGCAGCGGGTTTGCCGGTCAATGGAGTGGAGGACCGATCTTGGCAACGGATGGCGTCAATCCTGACGAGGAGATCGTGACCAACGCTGGCGAAGAAATTTTGTCCACCCTCTTGCCCGACACGCTGACGTATCCGGCGGGCGAGACGATTGAGACAACGGACAAGGTGAGCATGGTGCAAGCGTTTAACCGCCTCTACCTGCTGCGCGAGGCCAGCACCAACAAGGAAGGCTGGCAATCCAAGGGTGTCACCAGCGGCGGCATCACGGTCTCTGGCACCACGGCCACGGTCAACCTCGCCGCGCATGGCTACAGCGCCAACATGCGCGTCCGCATCGAGGGAAGCACTGTCGCTGCCTTTGACGGCGTAGAATACGACATCGCCACGGCGGCCACGGATTCTTTCACAATTACGGTGCCAAGCGGCACAGCGCAGGACACAGCCACCACCGGCCGCACCGTTCGCCGAGTGAAGGCGCCTCTCTACTGGGATCTCGACCCTGCAACCGACTTTGTCCGCAGCCCCGCCGGTGTGCCATCAGCGGGTTCCACCTACAAGTCACTGTCCTCAGTGCCGTGGGCGGTCTACGTCAACAATCGCTTGGTGGTGCCCAGCGGCCGCGACGGTGTGCTGCTCTCGGACTGGCTGGACCCCGAAGTCTATGACTCTTTCTTCCAATCCTTCCGCGCCAACCAAGGCAGCAACGACTACTTGGTCGCCGTGCAGCCGTGGGTCGAAGGCAAGTTCTTGGTTTTTATGCGCAAGTCGATCTGGCTGGCGACCGTCAACCAGTTTGCCTCTACGGACGGAAGCGGCGTTGCCATCGACACCCCGCTATCCAAGCTGGAGCTGCTGACCGACGAGGTTGGCTGCTTGGCCCGAAAGACCATTGCCGTGGCAGGGCAGTATGTTTTCTTCCTAAGTGACGCTGGAGTTTATCGCCTCGACGCCCGCCTCGATCTGCAACTGCGAGGCGACACCAAGCCTCTCAGCGACCCGATTGCCGACCAGTTTGAGCAGTTAGATCCTGCCGCCTCCGAGAACGCTGTCGGCGTCTGGCACGACAACCGCTACTTGCTCTCCGTTCCGCAGACAGCGGGCACCAACCCTCGCGCTTGGCTGTTTATTTGGTCGGCGCTCAATGAGCAATGGGAGACCCGCGACGAATACGGATTCGGCATTGACGACCTCTTGATCGTCACCGCAGGCAGCCGTCGCCGCGTCATGGCAACCAGCCAAGCGGGCACCATTATGATGCTCAACGAGGAGCAGGCGGGCGACAACGCACCCAACCCATCCATCACCGGATATGTCGGCACCGTGTCTGGGCGCATTGTGACGCGCCGCTATGGCATGGAAAGCATGCACAACAAGCGGTTCCTGCGTTCGCTCTCAGATGTGGTCTTACCGGACACCGCCAGCATTACGGTCAAGGCACGCCTGACCAACCCCGATGCGGAGATTACGCTGGTGCCGGGGCAGACGAATCTTAGCGGGCTGTCCGAAGATTACACACTCAAGCAGCCGATCCGGCAAAAAGCGCATTACTGCGAACTGGAATTTCTAACCACGGCGAATCGCCCAGAGATCCGCAACGTCTCGATCGAAGCCGCAGGGCCGAGCCTGCCGCCGACTGAAACGCGGAACGCAGCTTAACAACTAAGGAGAACAATCATGGCAAACGTAACAGCAGGATATACATGGACGAGCGGCGAGACCGTCACGCCGACAAAACTTAATTCGGCCGCCGCACCAACTGTCGTTGTCGCAGATGGAGAAGTGACGACCGCAAAGATTGCAGACGGCAACGTCACCACGGCAAAGATCGCTGACGCCAACGTCACCAACGCCAAGCTCGCCACCGGCATTGACGCCAGCAAGCTCACGACCGGCACGCTGCCGATTGCGCGGATTGCGGATGCGGCTGTGACTCCGGCCAAGCTCTCACAGCCGCTCACGCTCGCCACTGCGCAAAACACAACTAGCGGCACCAGCATCGACTTCACGGGCATTCCGTCGTGGGTCAAACGGATTACGGTGATGTTGAGCAGTGTTAGCACTAACAGCACAAGTCCGTTTCTGTTTCAGATTGGAGACGCTGGTGGAATCGAAACGTCTGGGTATGAGAGCTACGGAGTTATTGTTCAAGCCTCGGCGACCCCATCTGGCACAAACTCGACATCAGGCATCGTTGTTGCGAACAACCTTGGTGCCGCAGACACTTATCGAGGGTCTGCCGTTTTTTCACTGGTTAGCGGGAACACTTGGGTTTGCACTGGGCAACTTGCGAGAGCCGGAACCGGATACCAGCTTCTAACATTCGCGGGTAGCAAAGCACTTTCCGACACGCTCGACCGCGTCCGCCTCACCACCGTCAACGGCACCGACACATTCGACGCCGGATCGGTCAACATCATGTATGAGGGCTAAGAATGCTGCCATGGCAAAAGGCAAAACAATGGTGGGACAACCACAGCACGCAAGATTTCTGGGAGCTTGTCGGCGAGCATCTGAGCAGCGGCTATGTGTGGAACTCACCGGAGTGCTTCATGCTGGCCAAAGCCTGCCGGTGGAACGCGGAGGAGCAAAACTTTGAACTCGGGGAGAGCAACTGCTGGTTCGTCACTTTGGCTGCTGGCACTGCTGGCGCAAACCCTGTGCGGGAGTGTCTGCGCGTGGCGCCGCATCCGCAGACCTATGTGGCTTGGTGCCGCAGGGGCAGCTTTGAGCTGCGAGTCTATTCGTGGGAACAACTAACTAAGAAAGTAGGAGGACAATAATATGGGTGGAGGAAGACCGTCAGCACCAGCGCCGCAACCAGTGCCAGCCGCACCGGCGCCGATTGATTACGATAAAATGGCCGCCGCGAGCATTCGCGTGGCCCAAGCGCAAACCCGCGAAGAAGAAGCGGCGATCAAGCGGCTATACCCTGAGTATATCCGCATGCAGTTTGGAACCGCCGACCAGCTCGCCGGTAAGCTCAACAACGAATACCTCCAGCGCACACGCGGCGTCATCGGTGAGGAACTGCAAGCGGCGTCCGCGCCTAATGCCATTGAGGCGCAGCTACAGCGGGATGCGGAGGCAGAACTCGCGCTCGGTCGCTCGCTCTCACCGGAGCAGCAGCGCGAAGCCTCGCAGTCGGCACGCGCGGCCTTTGCGGCTCGCGGTCTTGGCACCTCAATGGGTAGCAGCGCGGCGGAAATCCTCAACCGAGATGCCTATGGCACCGCACGTCAGGATGCTCGCCGTGGGTTTGCTGCCAACGTCAACCAGATGGATCTGGCGCGCAGGCAGCGGCGGGTTGGACTGGCCGGTGCTTATACCGAGCTTGATCCGTTCCGGCAGTCGATTGGTCCGGCGTTCCAGTTGGGAACCAACACCCTATCGAACACAACCAATCAGGTGAACAGCATCTTCGGCGGTTCCCTGCAGCAAAGTGGCAACGTGGCCAGCTTCAACACGAATATGGGCATGAGCCTGAGAAATTCTGCGCTTAACAATAATGCCGCCATGCAAGCGGCGGCGATGCAGTCAGGGGCCATGGGGCAGTCCGGCATGATGGGCATGCTTGGCGGCATTGGCGGCGGTGCCCTCACCGGAGTCGGGTTGGCGCTCTAATATGGACAAACTTGTCGCAGACACTTGCCGCAAGGCGGAACGCTGGCTCAATGAGTTCAGCGCCCCGTGCGTGCTATGGAGCGGCGGCAAGGA